ATCTATAACATCCATAACTCTACTCTCCAGCACCTGCCAAAAAAGTAATAATCTCTGGTATATAAGGCTTAATAAAATCAAACATTTTCTACATTTTCTTCAAGTTCTATACCCGCTTTTAATAGAATGGATTCCCATTCCAATTTATCTAAATAGGTATCCATTATCGGTTGCCCTGTTTTCATTATTTGGTGCGGCTCTACACTTCCATAAGATGTAATTGTAAAGGTGTCATCTTCCCTACAAATGAAATAGGTTGTTTGTTCTGGATTTTTAATTTCTTGTATCATATTAAGTTGTTGTTGTTATTGTCCAGCCTTTTCCGACTAGGTTAGTGATTGCTGTTTGTCCTGTTGCTGATGGTGCCTGCCCTCCGCTTTGTGCAAATGTTCCGTTAAGCACTCCGCTTGTGTCTAGGCTAACAAGTATATCGTCTATTGATTGCGTGGTTAGGTTTGTTGATAAAAAAGCATCTATATAATTACTAGCTATATTTATATCGAATGCATTAGATGGAAATGATGTTAGGCTTGAGCAAAATTCCCAAGCTTTAAAAAAATTAGTACCGTTACTTGTATCTAGTAATGGGAATGTGGTTAGGCTTGAGCAAGCACGCCAAGTATAAGAAAAAAACAATCCATTACTTGTGTCAATTAAAGGTAATGAGATTAGGTTTGTGCAACTTTGCCAAGTTTGAGTAAAAACCAATCCACTACTTGTATCTATTAATGGAAATGATGTTAGACTTGAGCATCTGTTCCAAGCAGATTGAAAATCAGTAACATTTTCAAAATGCCCTATATCCGTTGCACTTATAATTAAATTAGAACATCCCCAAAAGGCACTAAGCTGACTTGTACTATCTAAAGCATAAATTCCAAAATTCTTTATTTCTAAAAGTTTTAATTTATCCCCTGCATTATTAAAATATATATAAGGAAATGAACCGCTAATCTTTACGTCATAAGTTCCCGCTGTGGGAAATGTTATAGTAGTATCACCTGTAACTCCTGTTATTGTCTGACCATCACTTGTCTCAATATCGTATAAAAAAGGTTCTGTTATTCCTGTCGTATTTGTTGGAATAGTAAATTGATTAGTACCAGAAGTTCCTGCGTTATCTGTTTTGACGGTAAATACAAATTCCTCCGAAGTGACAGGTGTTGTTGTTGTTATTGTCCAACCTTTAGCCGTTAAATTATTTATTGCTATTGAACCGATATAACTAGGACCTTCCCCTCCGCTTTGTGTAAATGTACCGTTTAAAACTCCGCTTGTATCTAGGCTAACTAATATATCGTCTATTGATTGAGTAGTTAAGTTTGTTGAATTAAAAGCACTTGTATAATTTGATGCTATGTTAGTATCAAATGCATTAGCGGGAAATGATGTAAGAGATGTGCAATTCCTCCAAGTATGACCAAAATTAGTACAACTACTTGTATCTAGTAATGGAAATGTGGTTAGTGATGTGCAATTGAACCAAGTAAAAACAAAATTCCCTACACTACTTGTATCTAGTAATGGGAATGTGGTTAGTGATGTGCAACCTTGCCAAGCAAAACCAAAATTATTACCGCTACTTGTGTCTATTAATGGGAATGTGGTTAGTGATGTGCAACCTTCCCATGCTACATAAAAATTAGTAACATTCTCAAAATGTCCTATATCAGTTGCATTTATAACCAAATTAGAACAACCATTAAAAGCCCTATCTTGACTTTTACTGCCTAAAGCATAAATGCCAAAATTCTTTATATCTAAAAGTTTTAAATTATCCCCTTCATTATTAAAACGAATATAAGGAAATGAACCGCTTATCTTTACGTCATAAGTTCCCGCTGTGGGAAATGTTATAGTATGGTTTCCCGTAACCCCTGTTATTGTCTGACCGTCACTTGTCTCAATATCGTATAAAAAAGGCTCTGTTATTCCTGTAGTACTTGTCGGAATAGTAAACTGTGTATCTAAAGAAGTTCCTGCATTGTCTGTTTTGACCGTAAAGATAAAACGTTCGTCTAAACCTATTAATTCAGTAAAATAACCCCACCCAATATTGAATCTTCCTATCATACTATTTCTATTGCTACGTTAATATCAGATAAAGGTTGATTAGCTGCGTAAATTTTTACAGTTCCTTCAGCAGAAACCACCATAGGCATAATGTCAGAAGACTTTACTACATCCATTGTTTCTTTGTAAGGTATTACTTTTAATAAGCTTGTTTCTCGTATCAATAAGTTTTCATAGTCGTATTCATAGAAATCACCAACTAAAGTCCAATCATCAACAGATAAAACAACGTTTTCAATAATTACTGCTCCAACTTTTACTGGAATATTAGCCATGTTGTATATGTAGATGTCTTGATTTTCTACATCAAAAAATACAGTGCCGGAAGGCTGTGTATGCGGCATGTCTTTTAATTGTCCAGATTTTTGATTTTGATTTAATCCCATTATTTATTTTTTTTATGGTTGAGGCTTTAAAGCCGTTTTATTTTTTATAGCAATTTCTTTGTCTTTTCTTAACATGATATCATTATGTTTTTTCATGTCTTGAGATAATCCTTTTTCTTTTATACCAAGTTCTGCCTTAAACTTTTCAAAGTCTTTATCATCAACATTTGAGTATTCAGCACTTTCATTCATTTCCTTATTAATTCTTTCAGTCTCAGCCTTAAGCTCAGCAATGTATCTTTTAGTCTCGTCTTCTTTATTGAATTTTTCAATATCAATATTTTGCTCTAACTGCTCTTTTTCAGCAAGTCTTTGAGCTTCAGCTTGACGTTGTTTCATTTCATCTTCAGAAGATTTAGCTTGAGATTCTCTCATTCTCTGTTCGTCTTTTTCAATAAGTCTTTGAACTTCTCGTAAAGATGGAGAATTATAAATTTTCATAGCTGTAGAGAATGACAACATTTGATTCTGAAGACCCATTTGAACCATACCGTCAAGTTTTTGTTGCATCTCATTGATTGCATCATCATTGCTTATTTCTAATCCGTACTCTTCTTCAGCAAACTCATCTCCATTAATCTCCATAATCTGACGAGTCATATCATCATCTATGTAAGAAAACTTAACTTCATTTCCTTTCAACGCAATCTTAGCAGTTTCCAAAAGTATCTGGAAACATCTTTTCTTGCAATAATCATGAAGAGTAAACAATTCTTCAGTGATGTGGTTGGATTGTGATACAGCGCGTTCGACACCTCCGACAGTTTCCCTATTCTCAACTTGCCCTAATCTTTGTCTTGATACGCCAGTTATCTCATCCATTTGAGCTTTTGCAAATTCCATCATATCTATGTGGACCTGAATGAAATCTCCAACTCTTTGCTCTAACACTCTACCAGTAGTATTGCCCACTGCTCCAGCTAATTTACCTTTAGCCATACCTTTTTGACCCTCTTTAAAACTATCCACTACGGATATTCCAGATTTACGCGCAAAGTATAACCATTTAGTTATGGACCATCCAGTAGGAACTTTCGCTAAATCAAGTTCAACTATAGAACCAAGGTATTTAGACAAAGCCTCGTTGACCCTGTACCAGGATATGTCATATAGATACTGGAATGGTTTAGATCTATCTACCATAGATACAGCTTCCTGTTCTGTGGTATTATATATTTGACCAACAACCCCACAAGAATTGAAAGATGGTTGATTAATTTTGTTATATTGTATTTCTCTTGGTTTTATCTGAAGATAAATGTCTTGGCCAATTTTAGCGCCTTTCCACCACTGACTAACCCAATGCTTAGTGCCAGTTTCTCCTTTAGCTTTATCAAGTACGTAATCTTCTGATCTGAATTTTACTTGCTGTTTGCCAAGTTCATCGAAGTATGTCACTTTGTAAACACACTTCATGGATTTCCAGAACATTCTCAATACACGAATATTTCCATTAACGTCAGTATAATGATTTCTTCCTGCAGCATGTGCAGAATCATAAAGCCCTGTTGAATCAATGAATGCGTTGATGCTTTCTCTATTCAGCATCTCTAATCCACCGGCGTCATCAATAGCTACATTCTCACCGTCAAGGTCAGTTGTGCTTCCTTTAAATACTCCACTGTCCAGCTTTACTACATCTGCTTCTTTCAAGTCGTTGTAGAAATGATCCTGTATTCTACCTGGACTCCAATACTCATCAATTACGATAACATCAGAATCCTCAATTTTATTTGTGTATCCTCCGCGCAGCGTGTGCACATTAAGAGGGTTTAATTTTTCAAAAGTAACTTCACTATTTACAATATCAAAAATGTAAATCTCTTCACCCATGATAAGTGCATCTTTGAATCCTTGCTGAAAAAGAACTTTCATTTCAAGTTTCTGGATGTAGTGACGCATTAAGAGATTAGCTCTCTTCTCTCGCATATCTTGGTAATCAAAATTTATGTAGTCACCGTATGCTTGTATTTCTTTTTCAAGTTCTTCATCAGAAAGAGTAGAGCTCAAGAACTCCTGTAGTTTTGCATCAACTAGGGCTTTCTTGTCTTTCTTAATCTGCGAAATTGTATCCGGATTACTGATTTTGACAGTCCAGTCAAATTTCCTTCTCTTTTCCTCACCAACTAGAACGTTGACTCTTGGAGTAATTATTGGATAGTGTTGAATATTGTCAGGAACATAAAACTGCTCCATACCGCCAGGATTCAGGATCAACTTCATATCGTTGATGTCTGCCTTACCGTTATATAGATTTAAGTTGATCCTTCTATTCTTAAGCTTCCTTCTTATTATACCGTTATTTAGGTAGCTATTCTGGTCAGCCCAATCTAAATGATCTTGCCTCCATTGTTTTCCTTTAGCTTTGAACGACTTCTTTTGCTTAGGAAAAGTCTTTTTAGATCCAGTTGTGCTTATTGACATATTCTGTAATTACTTTATAAAGTTAGTTCTTTTTGCTTGTTTTTCTATATAAGCCTTATGGCTATAATGTTTATTCAAATGATTTTTTCTCCATTTTCTGAACTGCTTTCTGCCAGTTTTGATCCAGGAACGGATCATCATGAAAATACTCTACAGAATTAACCTTAGAGTCATCTTCGTATTTATCTATTAATTTAGCTCTATCTTCTCTAAGAATCATAACCATATCCATTGCTGAAACCCTATCCGTGTTGATATCAGGATTCCATGCTAAACATTCTTTGATGTATCCAATACTTCGGATCCTTCTTAGATTTGGCATCTTTATAGTGTTCATAACTCCAGTTGCCTCATCATATTCTTCTTTTTCAAATTCCGAAAGCATCCATTGTCTTTGCAAAGTTTTACCTAACTTAATGACCTCTTTAGTTGTTCTAGTACCTTTGGATCTATTTCCGTAGAGAGCTGTCTTAACTATTTCCATATCTCTTAAAATCTCTGGGCTATCTGCCAATAAATGCAATGCGTTCTTATTGGAGAAGTAAGAGAAGAGGCCCTTAAGGTTATTCTCGTAATTTGATTGCGCATTATAGAATTCTGTGAGCCTTAAAGATATTTCATAAAAGTCATCTGCCAGTACTGGCCGACCTGTATATTCTGCAACAATCTTATCTGTCCACAAATCAAAAATGAATATACTTGCCAAGGATCCTCCCTGAGTATAATCATTATCAATCGGGTCAATCCCGCCTATGTATCTATTTCTAAAAACAACGCCATCCCTATTCTTTTTTGGCATTTCAAAAATCTCAATACCTCCGTCTGAGTTCTGACCTTTAACTGTAAAAGGGTATTCCCTTATTGGCAATAGCTTGTCATTATTGCTCCATTTTATAAAACCATTTTCACCATAAACTAAGTTACCAACCCAGTGCGCGTCAACAAATTGATTTATTCCAGGCATAATATCTTCGAGATAGTCTCTAAGATCCGCAACTGGAAATGCTGTACCTTCTGTACGCATAATTGCTTCTTGAGGAGTAATTGGCTCTTCAGCTTTTTTCTGTATGATTGCATTTGGGTCTGCAGCTCCATACTTAACTTTTGATCTTTCTTTGTTGATCTCAATAAGAGCTCCAATAACATCGCTATTACCATTCTCGTCAAACTTACCTTTATAGTTCAAGTACGTTCCAAAAAAGAATGCGCTCTGACCACGACCATTAGTATTCCTGTCGAACACATTTGGCATTGAGTAAATATTATGACCTGATGAATTGTAGAATATTTCTTCCAATCCTTGGAATGCAGCTCCTTCAACACCACCTGTACCACCCGCCATCATAAATCCAAATGCATATCCAGATTCTTCAACTGATGGTCTGGCAATACCCCAAGCCGTAAGGAAGTCATCGAATTTACCAGCTTCTTCCCAGAGTACTAACGCACCCCTTTTACCCCTTGCTTTCTGAGGATCATTTTTGAGTGTCACACCCATCACCTCGTTTAATATACCAATTTCAGTTCCCGTCTTGGTATCTTTACGGCCCATTCTCCAATGCATATCATTCAAGGAATCCTTAAGTGATCTCACTCTGGGGAATGGAGTGTGCGTTGCAACAAAATCAATGTTGGCAACAAATTTATTCAGGATACCATCCTTAGTTAGGTATTCCTTCTCATTAGCTATTGCAAATGATTTTACTTTATGTCTCGCCTTCATTGTATCACCAAGAACAAAATTCTTAGCTAACATTGAGGATGCTTTTACTGAGTATCCACAACCCCTTCTTTTCAGGTTGGCGCCATGCATACCATGGGCCCTTGCAATTTCACAGTAATGAAAGAACCAATAATCAGCATCATATACGTATGGAAAATTTTCCACCCTATCAGCCTGCTTTGTTCCTTTTATAACTTCAGCTCTCAATAATGGAGCGTAGTTTAATTGATAATAATAAGTTCCAGGAATCCATTCTCCATCTGAATGTCTAATGTATCCTTCTCTACATCTTCTCGCTTCTTCCTCCCAGAACTTATAATATTCTGAGTTTGGATTCTTATTTGGAAAATGCTTAGTGTATTTATTGTTTTTTTCAAAATGCATTGCAGCAGGTCTAAAATAATCCATATCCTCTAAGATATGTGGATTAGTTAAATCAACAGCAATTCTCCCTTTAGGATCTAATTTCCTAACATGCATAGTCGGGTCAGTAGAAAAAAGAGGGAGTAACGGATTGTTCCATCTGTCAAGATCTTTCACTCTTTTCCTGGTTGGTGAGGCTAGATTCTGAATGAACATGATTGCATCAATATCATCAAGTAGGTCATTTCTTTCCTCCCTTTTCATTTTGCCAAGCAACTCTTCAGTTAGCTCCGTTTGTATATTATTGAACTTTCTCATTATATACCCTGGTTATCATCGAAAATACCAATCTCCTTATTACCGGATTGAGCTTTAAGTTCTTTCTCTTTTATAATTTCTTTTTCTATCTCGTTCAAAGCCTTTACAAGCTTTGGTATTTTATCCACTGACGCTGTAATCTTATTGATGTCATGGATAGGCTTGTTAGTCCTTAAGTCTCTTTCATTCATGTCAACATTGTCAAGAAACTTTGAAATCTTTTGTATAACATTCCTAGTACTAGCAAGAAGTATAGTACTAGTAGTGATACTAGCACGGACATAATATGCGATAGCATCATTAATGTATTGCTCGCGTACCCAATCATCCGGAAGATCCAGATCTTTACAAACTTGAGATTGTCTTTCATCTTCATCTAAAAGGTACATATAGTCACTTCTTTCATCAGACATATAATAAACAAATGACAATTCTTGTATAGCTCTAAACTTATCCTTTTTCTTATCCTTCTCCCATATAGTCTTAAAGACTTTAATGGCTAAAGCTTGTGGACTAAACTCCACATTGTTATTTACAATTTCAAATAGATTCATTCCTCTCCAAATTTTCTAAGACTACTCTTGTTTACAACTTGCGGTAGCTACTTAGTGTTGACCTTAATCTTCTCTGTAAAAACAAATATATAACAAAATAGCCCAACTGTCAAGTTAGGCTATCATCATGAATGTATGTTATTTTTATTCTTTAGCTTCTGGTAGTGGTCCTGGACTATGAGGAATATTTATTAAATCATTTTTTTCATTATCTAAAAACTCTTCATTATTTACAACTTTCTCTGCATCAACCTCTATATTTTTTGCAGCCAACAACTCTTCCGTAGTGAGAACCTCTGTTACAATCTCTCCTCTTTCTTCAACTTCTGAAGCTTTGATTTCTTCGAGAGCATAAGCTAATACTGGCTTAAGATCTGAAATTCTCTTTCTAGCTAATCTAACATTTGCTGATTGAGGCACTCCTTTTAATTTTTCTTCTATTTCTTTAAAATCCATTTTATTCTTCTTTTTTTACGCCCATACTATTTGAAATGTACGAGATATCTCTTTCTGTTATTCTAATATATTCTATTCCGTTAATGACTTCTAATGGTAAAAAGAATTCAAATTCTTTATTCACTTTTTGAGCAACTGTACTTTCTAGTTTCCTTTTAAAGTTTTCCATGTTAAGTTTAACTTCCATTCCAGGCATTGCCTGTTGAACCTGCGGCCCAACCGCAAGAACCTTCTGTGTATCAGAGAAATCTAGTTCTAAATCAGTGGCTCCTTCACCACCAAAAGATGCTGTAGGCAAATAAAGCCCACTATCAGTTTTCACTTTATTTCTTCTGGCCGTTAAAAACAATGTATTAAACATTGGTATTATATGATCCGGTAGAATCTTTTCTTTTAAAGATTTTTTATACAATCTTTCCTTTTCTTTAGCTTCATTGCCAAGGGTTTCAGAAACATCGTTTACGAGTCCTCCAGTCTTGCGCTTTCTTTTGTCACGGACCTGAAAGAAGTTTTTAATACCTTCTTCCTTAGCCTGAGATTCTTCCAAAGCTTTAACCTGTTTAGTTATAGCTCCCTCTTTCATTACTTATTAGATTTTGATTCAAGATCTGCAGCCATAACTGCATTTTTATTCATACTCTTTACAGCTTCTTGCTGAGATTGATGCTGCTGAACTATTTCCCCTAGTTGTTCTAACTGTTTTGCTATATTTAGCACTTCATTAAGATTATAAACTCCAGCTTTTGTAGCTTTGTTGATTGCATTAATAATTGCTTGCATTTACTTCAATTTTAAAATTAATAATTATATTTTGTAAAAATAACTCTTTGCTATTTCTTATACAAATTTTTCTTTTTTTTTTTATTTTCCTGAATTTTATTATATAGGTAGTGGCTAGCGTATAGCTTACCTATTGAAGGTATGTTGAAGTTAGTCTTCATTTTATTAAATTCCTCTTTAGTAAGGTCATCTTCAAATGTCAACTCTTTAGTTTTTTCTCGAATAAATTCATAAGGTTCCTTGATCATAAGCTCAACATCAGCTAAGTCAAGATTATATTTATGAGCTAATTCAAGTGCTTTTAATTTGTCTGCTTTATTCAATGATTATAGTTTATGATTTATTTCAAAATTAAATACTAATTTGAATCCATCTTCTGACATGTTAGGAATAAGCCCCGGGTTGATTATATTATTCTTTTGGAGTACTCCTTTCTTTCTCAGCGCTGTCAAAAGATTATTGAATACTTTTGCATCCATATCCCCAAGATCAGCTCTGATCTGTTTCCTTGTATCTGTTGAAAATAAGAGTTTGTCCACAAGGTCAATATTAAGAACCTCCCTAGATAACTCGTATCTATAGTAGAGCATTAACCCAAGAGCCTCAATTTCTTTTTGCCTAAGCTTATGATAAGGCTTTAAGAACTCAAGCCAGTATCTAAAGATCTGTTTTTTGCTTGTGTGTATTCTCTTGATATTTATATTTTTCATTTGTAATCTTGTATATCGTGACTTTTAGACTGTATCCGTCTTTTTCGTTTCCTACTATCAAAGTCTTAAGATAAAAGAACTTTTCAATTGCATTAGCTGCATTAACTGCATTGTGAAAAAAAGTTGCTTTCTCTTCAAGAGGTTTTATAAGATGATCAAAATAAACGTATCTACATCTATTTTTATTCTTATTTGGCCAATCCTGCAGAATACTAATGTCAATCATTTAATCTTTTTTTTGCATGAATGGCTCTCCGTATTTCTCTTCGTAAAGCTCTTCCCATTCTGATATCTGTACATCTGCCATATCGTTGTTACCGCATTCAACACAATACCCAACAATAGCATCAGGCTTCTGCGTTTCTTCCGGTTCGCTAATATCTGATCTTGGAAATGTAACGTCTTTTATATGAAGACTTAAACAAGTCTTACAGTAGGTGACGGGGACCCTGTTGTAATTGTCTTTTTTAGTAACCATTAATAATTTTTTTAAATCGTTTATAATCTCTGTGTCATAGATTGGAAAGGGAGAATGGTTATTATACCACTCTCTCCTTTCTATTTCTTTAGCTAATTTAGCTGTTCTGCTCATCGTTTCCTAATTTTAGGCCTGTTAATTTGCTTCCCTATCTCTTATAAGAGCGCATTCAGTTGTTAATATTGTACCAATTACTGATGCAGCACTCTCTAATGCAACCCTTGTAACTTTTTTGGGATCCATTATTCCTGCCTCTATCATTTTTACGAATTGATCATTTTTTGCATCGTATCCATAGCCTGGGTCCATCTTTCTTATCTCAGCCATCTTTACATCTGCTGAAACTCCTGCATTTTCACATATTGTTCTGAAAGGAGATTGTATTGCTTGCATCATTAAAGAAACACCTAGTCCTTCGTGGCTATTAGGATTCACTTTAATCTTAAGATCTCTACACATCAATAAGGCTATGCCTCCTCCAGGAACTATTCCTTCCTCAAGTGCTGATATCACAGCTTCCTTGGCGTCGTCAACTCTGTCTTTTTTTTCCTTCATGTCAACTTCACTCTTCGCGCCTACGTTTATTACTGCCACTCCTCCGGATAGTTTTGCTTTCCTTTCCTCAAGTTTGTCTATCTCGTACTGAGTAAGCTTTTCGGATTTTATTTTCTGATCAATTTGGCTTTTCCTTAACACTGCCTCCTCTTCATTTTTGTTTCCACCCATAATAATTGTAGTGAGATGTGTGGAACTTACTAGTTCGGCTGTTCCTAACTTATATCCTTCATCCGTTAGTAGATCCTCAACCTTTACTACTTCTGCCCCGACTATAGCCGCTATGTCATGAAGAACTTCTTTTCTATACTTTCCAAAACCAGGGGCTTTTACTGCTGCCAGTGATAATCCACCACGAGTCTTATTCATTACAAGCGTTGAGAGCGCCTGTCCTGTCACATCTTCTGCAATTACTAATAGTGGTCGTCCAGACTTTGCAACTGGCTCTAACCAATGCATGACTTCTTCTGCTGTAGTAATTTTTCCATCCACAATTAGTATGTATGGATCACGCATATTCATCTCAACTTTCTCCGGGTTAGTAGAGAAAAAAGTTGATAGCAGACCACGATCAAACTGTAATCCATCAACTAAATCTACAGTAGTAGTAAATCCTCTACCCTCCTCTACAGATACGGCTCCATCTGCTCCCACACTGTTAAAGGCTTTGGCAATTATCTCACCAAGCTCCCAGTCATTGTTTGCAGAAATGCTAGCCACATTCTTTATAGCCACGGATCCAGTCTGTATCTCAATCTTCATCTTGTCAAGCTTAGCAACTATTGCCTCAGTAGCTTTATCTATTCCATTCTTAATGTCTAGTGGGTTATAACCTGCCTTTACCAACTTAATGCCTTCGCGTAATATGGCTTGGGCCAGCACAGTTGCTGTTGTAGTTCCATCACCGGCTAATGTATTTGAAGCTTCTGCTATCCTTTTGACCAGGGTAGCACCCATGTTCTGAATAGGATCTGAAAGCTCAAACTCTTTTGCAACTGTCACGCCATCTTTTGTGACTTTAGGATCCAATGGATACTGTTGCTCTATAATAACATTACGTCCTTTTGGACCTAGCGTTACTTTTACGGCATTGGCGAGTTTATCTACTCCAGCCATTAAACCATCTCTTACTTCATCACTATATTTGCTTTCTACCATTTATATAAAATCTTTAAATAATTCATTAAAATCTTCTACTGATACTACTTGTGAGTAAAACTCATCCCCAACATTTATATTATCTCCTAATGATATAAGTGAACACACGTAAGATCCTTTTTCATTTACAGATTCTACTATCTTGAGACAAGTGCCTTCTTTTGTTCCAAAAATTAATTCTCCTTTAAAGAACCAGGGCTCACTAAACTCCATTTTAATCTTATTTTTAGCAATAGGAACGATACTAAGTAATTTAATTTTTTTAAACTTTATCTTTTTTACCATAACTTATCTGGACATTCTGTTGTTAATGATCTTGTTTTTGCAGCTAACGGACATCCGCATAATCTGCACCTATCCAATAATGTGTCCCGTGATGGGCACACATTACAAATTTTTCTTCTAGCTTTGAAGACTTCTTCATCCTTTGTGGACGAAAGACCTAGCTTGCTTAGCAACAGGTTTTTGTAACCATTGCTTATCTCTCTTGCTTTGCTCATATTCTTGTATTGTTACGTTTACTCCAAATTCTTTTATGTCAGGATCTTTTGGCATTATCAACTCCCTTATCTGTTGCAATACTATTGAGTACTCTTCTTTCCTTGTGCTTCCTGCCGCTATATAAAGAACTGATGAGTAATGTTCATTATCTTCAAAGAGAACATATTTTATCGAGTCATCATCTTCTACAGTTCTATATACCGGGATAGAATTCAAAGTAATCTTCTCTTTAGACATATCCATCAATTTTTCTAACCTCAATCTTCATCTCCTCTACTACGAATATTGTTTGTGATCCAAACCTTACTCTATCTACCTTATGATGATTCTTCAGGGCCTCACAAACCTCCATGTATATTCCAGGAGGTGTGAGCAGAGTTAGTAGTTCTAGTTTTTGCTGTCTGCACTTCTTTATACATCCACCAACTTTCTTAAGAAGATTATCATTGTTTAGTAGTGCTATCGTCATTATTGGTACCATTTTCTGTTGTTATTAATTGCTTTTCTATGTAATTAGTAAGCTCATTCACTTGAGCTGTAACATCTTCCATTTTGATCCGACCCTCTCTTACACCATAAGCTATCCTTACCTCAACAATCTTTCTTTGAGATGAGGATAAAGAGCTTGCTCTGTGTGCAATCAATGCATAGTTTTTCAAAAGCAATTCATCTGTCATTTCGAGAACTCTTCTTTTTGATGGAGGTATGCTCATCATTCTTTTTGCTGCTGCATCAACTGCAGATTGGTTTTTTACTCCTTCTATTAAATCTTCAGCATTTTCTGTCATTATTCTTATGTTTAAAAACTTCAACCAAATCTATGGAAAAGTTTCGACAAAAAAAAATCCTGCTACAAATAAATGTAACAGGATATTATAATAATCTACTGACAATGTATAAAACAACTTTAATTTTTCTTTTGTTAAAAGATACAAAAATCCCTTTGACTTTCCGGTGAGGATAAGCCCAGGAGCAGTTTTCTTTACAACTTCCTTAAGACAGTGCATCTCATTAGAGTACCAAGGGCTGATAACGTCTGTTAATTCAGAAGGGTCTACTTGTCCCATATCCAGTCCAATCTTAAGCGTATATGTAAAAGGTTTCCTTGTATCCAAGCAATTACACTTTAACCTCCTCAAGTTTCTGTACCCTATTGATATTTGTGGATCAATTAGCTGCAGATTGTACTTGATTAAAACACTGTGCAATCTATATGAAGCAAATATAAGACAACCTTTCGTATATTCCAAAAAATCATGTATCAAAATAATGTGATAGTTTCTAGGAATTCCAATTTTTTTGTTGTAAATTGTTCAACGAACAATTTACATAGAAACTATGGATGATTTAGAAAAAGAATTCAAAAAACTTAATTATGGACTAGGTAGTTACCCGTGTGGCTATGTTGCTGGTTATCAATACAATAAAGCTGAGAACTCAGTAACATTTAAGTTAGAAGATAATAGTGATGAAGCTTTAGTAGTACATAAGTTTACTTTACCGGTGACAAATAAAGATATTAATGATTTTAAAATGGAATCCATAAAGCTTTGCTGTCATGCTCCGAAGAAAAAAGCCTGATCCCAATTACAAGCCTGAAGGGGAGTACACATGGCCAATGATGGCTAGAAAGATAGCTCAGTGGAAAAAGAATGCTCAATACCCAAAGATACCAACAGAGAGCTACAGAGTGGAAATAACTAATATAGGAGATGGACCTGAAAAGAAAAAAAGTGCATCCGGGAATGGAGCACAAGAGTTGGAGTAGAATCCAAACTAAAAATGGAGTGACAATAATTATTGAGCGAGATCCATTATATGACGAACCAAAAGTTAAATTCATAAAAAAGGCTACTGATTAGGTAGCCTTCTTCTTTGGTGTATTGGTTTTTGTGGTTTCAAGATCTCTATAAGATAACCCTGGAGGCTTTGCCCGTACTTTGACTTAAATGTTACACGCTGAGACATAGCAGCATCTATCTTGAAGCTTTTTTTACTCCTTGCAAGTAATGGAACTTCTTTATGCAATTCATTCTTCATTTCTTCTGGATCAAATGATCTGACAATAACTATTTTTATTTCCATTAATCTAACTTTCTTCTTTCGTGCTTAGGCGTATCTTCAATCTCAGCTCTTAATAATTCAGTTTCTGCTTTCAACATTTCTGTCATAGCTTTATTAAAATAATTTGCGCCTGTAGTACCAGTCAAAATAGTTACTTGTCTTGAAGGATCTTTTATATGAACTCCTGAAGTAGATAATAGCTTTATTAATTGTTCTTCAGTTAGCAGCTCATATTTACTTGAGTTTTCTTTTTTACTCTTCCTTTTCAACATAGGGTCCTATTTTGTTTAACCATGTACTGTCAACATATATTGGTCCAAAAGCAAAAAGTACATGATGCCTCTCAAAAAGAATTCCATCTACCAAAAGGTCACTTCTCTCGTAAGATACCCCAAACATAAATGATATTCCTAATGAGAAATCTATTCTTGCTTTTGCTACGTTGTGAAGTAATGGGAATGCTATCAGGAACAGTACTAGCGTTATTTGTATAAAAACTATCATAATCTGCGTTTATTTAAAGTCTAATTTACTAATTAAAATTGATGTAAGCAAAAAAAATCCTGCACTAGAGTACAGGACTTATATAGTCTTCTGACTATTAGATATTTACACCTCCTTTCTTTTTATTAACGTTTTAACATGATCAACTATGGCTTTGAAATTCTTGAAGACAAAGGCTCCAATAAGTCCTGACCCTATAAGGGACCATCCGAATAATGCCCACACTGCAACTCCGGATGCAAGTAAGCCTAAACCATAAAAGTCTAGACCAGTAGTGAACTCTAAAACAGTAGTTAGATACTTCTTTAGTTTTGCCATGATATTTTTTTTAAACGATTAATTGGTAAGATACGAAATTGGAAAGTGAATGTCTAATAGTGATGTCATCAAGTTATGATGTCTTAAGTTTTCTTCGTGGATGCTTCTCTTGCTCAAGAGTCTTATTGTATTCTTCCTCTTGCTCTTGAAGCCATAGCTTTTTCATTTGATTCATGCCCATTGTTGATCCAGCTCTTCTACTTTTTGTTATTATCAATTCTTTGCCTTCAGTTTTGGCTTTTGCTACCATTGCCATGTATGCTGCTAAGCTTGCGTCGTTCATATTTCTTTTCTTGTGTTGTTGTAAAGTAAGGATCAACTCCCAAGATAAAGTTTTGATCAGTTCCGTACAATATATCAATCTGTGGCTTTATCAAATTGAAATGCTTTTGAATCTCCAGGGATATTCCTGCTTCTTCAAATATATGATTAGTTGCTACTCCTTTTTTTCTTTCTTTCATCTCTAAGTTGTTTAGCTTTTCGCTTGTGGTCCACATCATTCTCAAAGAATGTATGATAAGTTCTAGGAGCGCCAAAACTGCTTTCAATTGCTGATTCAGTTGTCTGAGACTTGCGTCTAAGAAAGCCTTCGTCTTGGATATTTTCTGACATCTTCTTCTTCTATTACATTTTTTAATTTTGTCTTCAAAACTGATAACTGTCTAAGGACACTATCAAACGCATTTATGTCTAATGTGCTGCAGGGTGTCTGTTTGCTCTGCTCCATCTGCTGTATTATTCCTATCCCCAACTTCGGTTGTCCCCATCCTTCTTCTTTCATATTTCAAATAATTATCAAGTCTTTCTTTCATCATTGTCACTTCAGATCTAAGAAGCTCTATCTTCTGCTTTTGTAATTCATTCTGCATTCTAAGATTCTGTATTTCATTCGCAAGGACTGTATTGTCATTACTCGAGTTCCAAGGCTTAATACTGTTTTGATCAAAATAATGCAACCTTACATCTACTCCAGTGTGATGATGTACATTTTTAAAAATACTCTTCTGTTCTTCATCTAAATCCATTTGTTCAAAATATTTATCACTCATACCCAAAGATATACATACCTGGGTGATTTTCCAAAAAAAAATATACGGATACGGGTATAATTTGGTAAATTTTATTAACATTATACACTAAAGTGTATAATCATAATAATCTGATATAATGATATTTGACTTTTCTAAAGTTTTAAACTATCTTTATCACATGTTTAACTTAATCTACCACATGACAAATGAAAATTCTTAAAACTGCAGTTCTAGTTTTAACTGTACTCTTCGCTGCACTACTATGGTTCACAGGTAACCAATCTCTTCAATCACAATCTGCTTTTGCGCTTGAGCCGAATAATTACTGGTATTGGCTCATGCACCTCTCAATCTTTTCCACGTTTATACTTGATGCTTATACTGAAAGAAGATTCTGGAGCTTTTTAGTTTCTTTATTTGTTTTAGGTATTGTTGGTTTTGACATGTACGCGTATCCTCTACTTCATAATATAATGACCGGAGCTATGGCAATACTTGCTGTAGGAAATGTAATCTGGTACGCGCATCCAAAGAAGAGGGCTATTGCTATCATGGCAGCAGGTATTGGATCAGCCTTATTCGTGTTAAGTCTCTGTACTAATATCTCAGTATTCTTAGGAGAGGTAGTAATAGAATGTACTTTAGGTGTAGCTATTGCCAGAAGGATCTGGTACAAGTATTAACTACAAAGCTTATAATGTAGTGTTATAAGCTTAATCACTTATCTTCTTCAGTATTCTTACGTAGCCATGCTTTACCTTTGGCTCTTTCTTCTTTCCAGAAGGTTCTCTTCTGCTTTCTTAAATGTTTCCACCATTCCGGTGGTTTTGCAAATCTTCCTTTACTTGCCATTATATCTTTTCCATTATTGATTCAAATTCTTTTAGTGACGCCACAAAGTTGTCTTGTATTTTCTTTCCCGCGCTAGTTACTATAAATAAATTCCTGAACATTAGATCAACAGTTAACTTTCTGCCAAATCCTTTGTTCTTTTTCCACAACTCCTGGTTCTCATCCCATTCAAAACCTTTTTCTTTTAAAACATCTTTATATGTTCTCATCTATGTATTTTTTTTTGCATAATGCTAATTTATTAAATTTCTTGCATTAAAGCAAGTAGAGGTATATAATGAATGAGTTATATTGCATATCGCGAATTGAGATATTTTCAGTCAATCTCTATGTTCAGTAAACATGAACGGGGTAGAAAGATGAAAATATTATCTAACTATTGCTGTGGAAAATATTTTTATTTTTTTTTTTTTTTTTTTTGAGAACATATAGTCGTGCGTGGGATAAATACAACTTCATCCCCTACCCTTTTTAAATTTTGGGAGATAGGGTGGCACTTTTGTGCTATCCATCACTCATTGTATCATCATGGCATTAGCTGTGAAGATTCTCATGCAGTATAAGCCTCTACAGCTTATACATTATCGACCGGTCAGAGGCTGTGCAAAGAGAATGAGTTGGGAGTGAAAGCCCAATTACAATGAGTGGGTGTATCCCTTAACTATAGACAATGCAAATGGTTATTTATCAGGAAGGATGTCCAATTGGAGGATGAGATGTATGCAGTAATTTATCAGCGCCGTTGATTGAATGCAACTATCAGACTAGAATGCTTAGGGCTTACAGAGTTGACGCTGTAATGTAACTGAAGTTACTCAAGGATTAGAACCTTGCTACCCTTGCTTCAGAACCAACATTGTCTAAATTATTTAATGCTTGAACCTAGCTAGCGCTTATGGCTAGCACACTGTAGTTATCATTCAAACAACAGCCAGTCTTAATTGAAGTAAGTAGCAACTAAGCTACTCATTATCAATTACACTCGCTGTTGTCTACAGCCCTTCGGGAAATAGCACTTCTATATCCTTATTATATTTTGGGATGTAAGAATCTCAGTCATATCATGCCGGAGCGTTAGCAGGATGTTATGCCACCAGTTTACAAAACAACGTAAACAAAATTGCAAGGTGCTCATGTACGTTAGGAGTAGCCTAACTAAGAGCCTTGCAATTGGTGATTATTATAATTAACTTTCTAAACCTATCCTTATGAAAATTGAAATTATTGAATGCTCTTGCGAACAATTCGGGGAGCAAGAAAAATGTAATGGTGAAACTTGTTTTGACGCACCAGCATCCTTACACAATTCTATTGCCAATTGCAATAGCATCTATGGTATTGTCATCTTTGATAATATTGCAGTAAAATTTTATTATTCTCCTCTAGCCAATGACGGGGACATATTTACTATTGATGATGGTTACAGAACTATTATCAAAACTTTGATACCAGTCTACGTGCACAACAAACAGTTTTCTGCACAATTCAGAAAGTAAATCTTGGTATCTTAATTGATTGTCATCAGCCCTTTGTGGTACTACGTAAATGATGTAAGCACACTATGGTAGTGAAGTGTGCATTTTATTAACCCTTAACACATTAAACGTTATGTTACTATTCGTAATTAATGGTCAACAAGTGTTGGCAATGTCTGTACAACAGGCTATCACAAAGTTCAAAGGTTCAATCTCAACACCTAAAGTTGAGAAAGAGGAACAAATTCATTTATCATGAAAAGTTTCTTAATCAGTTTGGCTTGGCTCATCCTCTTGGGCCTTGCTATCATCTGCTACATAAGAGGAAAATTTGACGGGATTGTGTTGCTTACAGCAACAATGAGCATGATACTAGCCTTTGTTAGCTACCATCACAATAAAGAAATAAACAAGTTGGGTTAGTTAGTTGGGCATGCAACGGAGTTACAATCATTGTAGCTTCGTTCGCTACGCTCACTCAGTAAGACAAATTTAAAACTCTTATTAAACCTTGCTATAATGCAAAAAGGTATAGTGCACCACCTTTACCAACGGGCACACACATTATAATCACATTAATACCTTATTACATTATGAGAAATTCAGTAAAAGTAGTTGCAGACAAAAACACAGGAGAAGTTGTTCGTATGAGAACAATCACAGACAAATCAACTGGAGAACAACGCGAAGTTGGTGTTGTAATGGTTCAGTCGAAAACTCTTAGTGGATTGTCAGCTCTTGGTAGAGTTTCTACCAGAACTGCATTTATTACTCTTGAGGCAGATGCTTTAGAATTTCTTGGCTCTGAATTGCAAGATGGCAGAGAATTCCCAATCGAGGGTAAAATTGTCATTGAGGAAACTCTAATACCTTACATCAAGAAAGATGGCTTTGCTCAAGACGCCAAGATTAATCCTCGAACTAAAGAGGAAATTACCTATCAAGGTAAGCCTGTTTACAGGAACAGTTTCTTTTCAGAGGATGTTAATCAATCCGACATTTTCTTAAAAGAGAGTGCTCAAGTTGAAGTACCAGCCACTGAAGAGGCTCCAGAGTAAGATAAGTGCCCCTTAATTGGGGCATTTTCTTTTCCCATTTGCTCGCCTATGGCTCGTCTTATTACTCAAGCTCCTATTGTCAAGGCTAATGCCTTGGTTTTAATTAATTTTCCCTATCGGTCAAATAGTTAAATAACACTTCAATACGGGTCACTCATGCCCATTGAAACCCAATACAACACTAACAAATATACATCACAACACTAACGAATATACACTAACCAGTAGGCAACACTAATGAATATGCATTTGTTCAATAAAGACATTGTGTGATTATTTGATTTGTCAGTGTATTATAGGTGGTTTGTCAATGAGGCAAGCCTCCGCTCACTGCGCTCGCTTCGGAAATAACACTCCAGCATCCTTTTTACATTCTGCCATAAATAGCAGTGGGTTGTTAAGGATTGATAAGTGTTTAAGTGAATAGTTATGGAGGGGATAATCCATCCACCCCACTTTCAAAGCATATTCCCAAGAATTAAATTTCACACACATATAATATTAATAGCTAAAACGTAACAAAATGCATATCACAGAGAAGAATATAATTGATCAAATGTTACGTGATGCTCCTTATCAACCAGGTAATGTTGTAACATTCAAACCAGGTGTATCAAGTATGAATGGACCTGTAATACTAACTTCAAAGATACAAAGACTTGCATTTAGGCAGAATGTAATCATATACTACATTGACAACAATCCTTACATGTCATACTCAATACTACATAAGTTAGATGTGATACCACGCAGAACCCTAAAAGACATTTAAAATACTAATATAACATAGCTAAAACATGAAGATATTCAATGATGAAATATTTAAGAAACTATCAGATCCAAGTATAATAAATATTGGTGACAGGATAGAATACCAACTACTAACTACAGTACAACATAACACAATAGGTTCTGGATTAGTAACTGAAATCAATAACTTCGATTCAGCAAAAACATACTTCCTAATAGATGAAGCGTGGATCAATCACAAGAGAGTGGTTGTAAGAAAGACGTATAACAAAAGACAAATTAATTAACATTAAAACCTAATCACATGTCAAGAAAAAGCACATTCACATCACAAGACGACAAAGTAATAATGAATAGTATTGCAAATGAAAGAAAGTTATCATTTGGGCTTAGAAGAGCAAGCAATGTTCTAGGCAAAAACATAAATACTATTAGAAATAGATATTATGCTATTACAATTCCTTCAAAAAGAAAAGCAAGTAGTGTAATACCATTTACAGAGGTAGAGAGCAAACGATTAATATTGTTTGTAAAACAATCACCTGGTAATATGACATTTGCATTTCGTAACGCAGCAAAGGTAATGGACAGAACTGAAATGGCATTAAGAGTTCATTATTATAGAAAACTTAAAAACACAGTAAAGCCTATAACTGTATCTTCTTCAATTGCTAGTTACGAAGGAAAGAATCAGCTTAATCCTCAAACAGGACCAAGCGTTATATATCCAGGAATTGATAAACTGTATGATGCAGTAATGAATGCTTACCCTAAAATCGAATTGGAGAGACTAGCTCGCCTGATAAACACAGGAGATGAAAGACTTAAATTCTTATTGGATTCAAGTAAAATTAAATAACATAACCGGAGGTGTAGAGTTCTCATTTAATGAGAGCTCACACATCTACCCCATTTTGAAAATGGAAATATAGTTTTTATATCTAACAAAACAGTTTTTTGTCATAATTCAAGTGGACAAAATTCACAAACTAAATTAATAAATACAAATGCATTACAAAGTCATTTACAACATGGTGATTACCATGGAGTTTGTGCAAACTAAAAAGAGTACAATAACAATTAAGAATAGTGAGGTTAGACTTCTCCTTATTTTTCAAATATAAATTACTTTGTTTTGTTGTTATAAAGCATAACAACATTGTGATATACACAATAACAAAATAATAATTTAACACCTATACATTAACTATGAGCAAAGAAATAGAACCAATTTTACAAGAACATGACAATAGATTTGTCATATTCCCAATTAAACATCATGATCTATGGAAATGGTACAAGCTTGCTGAAGCATCTTTTTGGACTGCTGAAGAGATAGATTTAAGCGATGACTTGGATGACTGGAATAATAAGCTAAATGATGATGAGCGTTACTTTGTTAAACAAATACTAGCTTTCTTTGCTGCCTCTGACGGGATAGTAAACGAGAACCTGGCGGAAAACTTCGTAAGTGAAGTACAATATGCTGAAGCTAAATTCTTTTATGGATTCCAAATAATGATGGAGAACATTCACAGTGAGACATACTCATTGTTAATAGATACATACGTTAAGGATGAAGTTGAGAAGGATAAGCTATTCAAAGCATTAGAACATTTCCCAGCTATCAAAAAGAAAGCTGATTGGGCCCTTAATTGGATAGACTCGCCAAGTTTTGCTGAAAGACTGATTGCATTTGCTGCTGTTGAAGGAATATTCTTTTCCGGTGCATTCTGCAGTATCTTTTGGCTAAAGAAGCGTGGTTTAATGCCTGGATTAACATTCTCCAATGAACTTATTTCTCGTGACGAAGGAATGCACTGTGATTATGCAGTGCACTTACACAACAAACATCTCATCAACAAGGTTCCAAAGGAAAGAATCACTCAGATACTCACAGATGCTCTCAATATAGAGCGGGAGTTCATTACTGAGTCACTTCCTGTGAGCCTTATTGGGATGAATGCTAATCTAATGACTCAGTATTTAGAATTCGTCACTGACAGGCTTCTAGTAGAGCTTGAATGTGATAAGATTTATAATGCTACTAACCCTTTTGATTTCATGGATATGATATCATTGCAAGGTAAGACAAACTTCTTTGAAAAAAGAGTGTCTGAGTATCAGAAAGCTGGAGTAAATAGTAAAAATGATGAGGGAATGAGCTTTGATGCTGATTTCTAAAATATTATTGAAGAATGGATAATAAGTACTTTTCTTCAATAGTCCAATGCTAAGGAGAGAGATGGAGCGCCTTTGGAAAAAGGTCAATTCTGTTAACCATACAGGAGAGTTTCCGCTCTCCCCTTAGCTTGGTTTAAAATAATTAGGATGGACGGGGAGAGCGTAATATCGTGATTAGGTGGAAGCGGAAAGTATTAATATGATATCTAAACTGCTTTTTTGCCAGACTTAAAGAGGTTAGAAATAAAACTGATTAACCACATCAGTAAAGTATAACCCCTCTCACCGTCCTCTTAAATACTAATTAAAATCAAACAAAATGAAAAGACTTAGAATGCTTTGGAAGTTTTCAGGACTCATAAATGAGATTACTGAATATCCAAATGGTAAAATAGAAATACACTTGCATAATCAATGTGAAATAGTACATAATAATTATAACTTATACACAGAAAAAAACAGATATAGAAATGAACCTACTCGCTAAAGCAATCAAAATAGCGGCTAGTGCCCATGCTAAGCAAATAGATAAGTCCGGGGCACCATACATACTTCATCCTTTATGGATTATGCATAAAGTACAACATCTAGAAGAACTATATATGATCACAGCAATATTGCATGACGTAATAGAAGATACTTCTTGGACTATAAAAGGTCTTGAAATGGAAGGATTTCCAAAAGAAGTTCTAGTTGCTCTTGAATTGCTTGATATGCGTGGTAAAGATTATCATGAAGCTATAAATAAAATGGTAATATCTGACTTAGCTATTGAAGTTAAAATGAGAGATTTGGAACATAATTCCAAAATCACACGATTAAAAGGACTTACTCAGAAAGATCATGACCGTTTAGCTAAGTATAACAAGGCGTATAATTTTTTAAAAGAATATAGATAATGAAATATAGTTTAGAAGTTTACAGAACATTAGGTCATTGGACCTTACCCTTAAGTATTGAAATTTGGGGATCAGATTTAGGATATAAAGCATGGAGCAAAGACTTCACTATAAGATTTCTATGCTTTAGTTTTGATTTCATTTATAATGAATGATGATATAATAAGGTTTATAGATGGTGAGTATGTAATCAACAAAGAAGGAGATGTAACCCTAGATTCCGAAGGAAGAATGCTTTGCACTGGCTGCGTATTCAAAAACAATACTCTTGGATGCAGTGAAGCTCAAAAGCACCGAGATCCTCAAATAAGAAATGGAAAAAATTATTCAGTTTGCATAGGAAGAAAATCTATTTGGAGACTTAGTCCATTAGAACATGATAAAAAATCAAAAAGAAAATTAACCTAAAACACGAGTATATGAACGCAATAGATTTAATTAATATCATAGCCATGATAATTGGATACATTTTAATTGCAGTGTTATTATTAATATATTCTCTGTATATTCGAGTAAAAATAAATCATAGATTAACAGAAGATGATAAAAGAAATAAGGCTTGGCTTCTCAGATATTATAACAAGCTAAAGTATAAAGATTTCTGCAAAGAAGCACATTATTGCTGTACTTGCAAAGAATATCATCTTCCAATTGATGATTGTGAAATTAACTTCTTCAATGATTAAATTTAATAATTATATGAATTCAGAACAGAGAAGAAAAGAGAAAAGAAAAAGAATTAATAATGCTCAATTCAAAATCAATGATGTAGTTAGAATACATCATAAGTATGATGATGATCATGGTATAGATACATTTAGCTCAAGAATAGTTACCGGGTTAAAATGGGATAGCCAATCTAAAGATTTGCATTATCAACTTGATCATGATAACATGCTGTTCCCAGAAAATTATTTAATTCCGGATATAAAGGAAGAGAAAAGAAAAATGTTTTAAAAACTATATGCGTGTGGTCTTAAGGTAAGACGCTTACCCAATTAGGGAAAGAGATTGGCATCTCGAGTTGCTAGACGCATAAGTAATTAAATTCTGTGAAGCCTCAACACGTAAAAATGAGGCAAAAAATAGAGAGGAAAGACAAATGTAGCAGTCGAAAGTGTAAAAGCTATGTAGGCATTAGTAATCCTACCGCCTCTCGTAAAAAACAACTATATCATGAAATCAATTCGTAAGATATTACATGTAGGATTTTTGTTTGCTACATTAATAAGCACCTCAACGTTACTCTATAGAGTTCTAACTAAAGGAGGAGATTTAGAAGAAATATTTATAGTGGTATTAGTCTTTGGATTCATGTCGCTACTAACTAGTAAATACGCAGGAAATGAGTAAACTAATCATCATGCAACATACTATCAATTTTATGGCGCAGAGAGATCCAAATGCTGTCTCAGAAATGGGAGAAAACTGGATGGGCGTAAGAGATGGAGAAGACAGATACTTCATCCGCCAAGAGTATTAATCAAATTAAGAACAATGAAACTAGAAACTAAACAAAAGCTAAATTTCGTAGCAATGTTATTTTATATCATATTAGGATTCTTCCTTATGATAGTTCAGATTGCAGGATTTTCTCTTGGAGAACTGATAGCAAGTAAACTTGCAGGTTTTTTCCTGCTTTATATTGGATTTAATAAAGCTAAATCAATTTTTAGATTATGAGAGATATATTTGAATCAATTAAATATGGTTTGACGCATAATGAGCCATACCTAACCTTCTGGGCATACATTATAGTCTTATTAGGATTAGTGTTTGTGTGCTCAGCAATAATATCATTTATATGAGATGGATATTAATAATTTGAATTATCATATTTCTGGCCATTGCTCCATCAACTTTTTGTGATGGGTTCACTGCCGGATATACGCAATGATAATATCCCATAGCTGAATTGGGGAAAGAGTTTTTAATAATAAGGCTAAGCATTGACCCTTTGTGAATAAAATGCGGGAATTAATGGCTCTAAAGTCAACCATTAAGGTAAAATATTCACAGAAAGATACTGATCCTGAATTGACAGGATGTTAATTTCACTAGGTAATCAGCTTGCTGTCCTACTGTGCGTGATGAGAAAATACAAAATTAACGGAGTAATCCGAGATGTGTTGTTCCCTTGAGAAAGGAAAGCTGGCAGAAAAGTAATTTTAGAGATATAAAGGGAAATACCCCAGTCACTACAACACAAATGAGTTCTCAGCAAGTAGTAAAATAATATATCGTGGAAGTATCAACCACAATAAAAAAAGTATTAGTAGATGATAAACTACATACTATGTGACCCTACTCTTATTAGTAACCATATCGGCTGGTTCATATCACGACTACAGTGATAGCTAATAAGAAAGAGGGTGCTAAATTAATAATAACAACAATGAAAATAATAGTAAACAAATATTTAGCTTCTAAAAGCGTAGTTTTATCAAAAATTAAGCAAGACAAGCCTTCGCTCGCAAGCTCGCTCAGGAAATAGAACTTTAGTATCCTTTTTATATTACGCTATAACAATACTATGGACTTCTCATCTCTATATAAGAAATTGATGAGAGTAAAGGGTTTATGCTGGAGAATACTTCAGTACGGCCCTTATTAACTAAAAATATTTTAATCGAATAATTAACACTAAAATACAAATTAATATGAAATTACAAGAATTGAAAGATCTTCTTGATGAACTGTATGGATTTGATATCTCTGCAGATACTAGGAAGAGAGCATACGTATATGCCAGGAAGGTATTTTGTAAGCTTGCCTATGATTATGGGTACAGGTGGAAAGATATAAAGGTTGTCATAGGAGTTCCTCATGATTTATGCATTTACCATCATAGTACATTCAATGTAATAAATCCTATTGATTTGCATAATTACAATACCGCTGTTAAGTACTTTGAACTGCCAATGGAACAGATCCCGAGCATGTCATGGTACATTAATGGCGATATGGTGCAAAGTATCGTTGAAAAGCTTAAGAAATTTTCAATTAAAGACCTCAAATATTTTGAGCAAAATACAATTGATAAATTTTTAAGGACTATCGAAAAAGAACAAGAAATAAAATCTTTGTCTAATGGGTAGTTTTGCAGAAAAAAGTATGAAAGGACCTTGTGGAGGATGTCCATTTGGACGTATCAACGACAATGAGAAGCCTGCTCCAGGTGGTAGCCACCCATTTGTATATCTTGGGCAAGCAAGAGGGCCATTTTGGCTCCCTTGCCACAATGATAAACAATATATTGGAAAGGACAGTGATCCCGCTAAAGTGAAACAATGTGGTGGAGCTGCCATTTTTAGGAGCAATTGCGGAAAGAAGTATAGTCTTCCAAAGCAATTATTAGATCTACCTGAAGATCATGAGAGAGTATTTTCTAATGAGGGTGAGTTTTATGCTCACTATTCAGATATGCCTTTGCATGATGCTCATATATTATTAACAGATAGCACGCTTGACAGCTTCATGTTTATGGAGCTTGAAAAGTCAGAAGCTAAGAAGTTATCATAGCAAACTCCCCGAGTAGGCGAATACACAATAGAACTTGGTGGCAGAACTGGAGACAGCAGAAGCCCATACAGTGTGATAAAAGCAAATGTAGGCTAATGAGTGTTGGGCCTGTCTGCACTTGGGGGTTTTAAAATATTGAAGAAGAAAGTGGTTCGATTCCACAAATATCCCGGTAGAGTACAGTCGATAGGTACTATTAGTCGAAACAGGTGGTGTAGATCTCATTGGTGGGCTGCCGGGATATTAATTTAAAATCTAATCAGATGAAATCAAAATTTATTGAAGGAACAGATAAACAATATTCTATAAATGAAAAAGGAGTTGTTAGAGTGCATTACTTTAAGACTAAAAGTATAATTTACAAAAAAGGAAAATTAGTAAAAGGTTGGACTAAAAAAAACTCTAATGAAACTCATTACAAAATAAATGGAGCTCAAGTTTCTGCAAAAAAATTAATTAGAGATACTTTTAATATTTACTACTGTGTTATTTGTGGTAAAAAAACAAAGTATGAAGATAGTATTAATTCTCGTTCATGTCCTAAATGTAAAGAAAAAGCATCTTTAAGAGGCCAAAGAAAATGGAGAAAGAACAATTTAGAACTTGCAAGAAAAAGAACTAAAGTAATATTCGAGAAACACAAGGAAAATCTTGGAGATTCATATATTACAAGTCATTTATTCAAAACTGAAATGGGATCAATTCCAGAATACATAATAGATTTAAAGAGGCAGCAAATATCGTTGCATCGCGAACTTAAAAAACAAAAACAAAATGATACCAATTAACAATCACATGAAAGTTATGAATGGACTTGCTACCGGCTTGGCCCAGGATGTATTAGACTTAAGAGCCGGCAAATTGAATGAACAAAAAGCTACTGTCATATCAAAATTATCTGGCAAAGCAATTAAAGCTGTTGCTCAAGGAGCTATGCTTGCTAATCATCAAGAAATACAAAGAGATAAAGTTGCTGTAGAACATAGAGTTCTTGATGTAAAAGAAAATCATATTAAACTCCAGAGAGAAAAGTTGACATTCAAAAAGACTGGAAAATGACTGAAGAACCATTTTTGAAGAGAAAAAAGTTCTTTATGAATATTGATGACAAAGCCATGAAGATGCATATTGAGTTAAGACATAGCATTGAGTGGGTTAGTTCTAAAGGAATTGCTAACTATATGGTTTATATGGACAGTAATTACATAAAGAACTGCATCAATAAACTTAAACGAGGCGAATTTGGACAGGAAAGAATCCAGAAATTGCCTATTCTTGAAAACGAATTAATCTATAGACAAATATTAGCAAATGAAGCCAGAAGAAATAGCATTTAAAGATCTTCCCAACGCGGTTAGTGTTGAGGAGTTTGAGGCCGTACTGACCTTATGTAAGAATCAATATAAAAAAGTAAAAGAGATTGTAGATAGGAGAGAGCAATTTCTTGAGGAGACTCATAACAAATTTAATTCAGCAAGTGATAAAATTGATGATGATAAAGTTAAAGCCGGAATGCACAAGTTAGTTGATGCTCTTGTAAAGAGAGCTGATAAAGAGCTTGTGAATATAGCTAAAGATGAGATCGTAGGTATAGATAATATTACTGAGTTTATCAGTAGATTCTCTAATACTGATGAGTACCCTAAATTAAACTTGTCTTTCCTTAATAATCATTTAAAAAAAGAATAAATGGGAATATTTAGAAAAAAAATTACAATTGATGATGCTGCAAAAGCTATTCACAAATACGTTGATTCTCAAGGAGAAACAGATAATATTGTATTCCTACGCGCAGTGAATACTAAGAATGGTTTCATAATGAAAGAGGGATCAATTAATGCTTCGTTAGATATGCTGCCAAGAATGTTAATTGAATGCGCAAAAAGTGATGAGAATTTTTCTAGATCAATGATTACAGCTTCAGAGTCAATGAAATATAACGAGCCAGAAATGCAAGCATTTTCTGATAAGCTTACCGGGAAAGTTACAGAGGATGATGAGTCTCAAATAGATAAAATCAAGAAGACTTTGTCTGAGAAATTCCCAGAAGCACAAGTTATGAGTCTTGATGTGTCTAAATTAGATGAAATGAATCCTGAAGATTTTGAGAAGATAATAGATCAAATCTACAAAGCGACACAAAATGGAGGTTTTGGTCCAAAACCAGAATAGATCTAAAATACAATCTAACGCAGTTAAGCTGTCAAACATTCATCAACATTTAGTTCTTGAGTGGTCTACAGGATGTGGAAAAACTTTGGCTGCGGCTAAGATTGTTCAGGAAATTCTTAAGAAAAATCCAAAAGCAAAAGGTTACCTAGTTTGTAAAGAAAGTACTCACACTAAGAATTGGCGTGAAGACTTAAAGAAACACAAGGTTGCCAAGATTCTGGATCATACTACCATTTTGTTGTATGCCTCATTAAAGAAGCATAAGAAGAAAGCTGATTATGTGATATTAGATGAATGTCATGCTCTTACTCCTGCTAGGATTAAGAATATGATGCCAATGTTAAGTCGAAATACTAAGCTTATCTTCTTATCTGCTACTATTCCGGAAGAGAGAAAAGATGCGATCAAAAGATTGTGTACTAATGTTCATTTCTATTCAATACCTCTAAAAAAGGCTATTGATTTGAAATTATTGCCGGAGCCAGAACTGGTTGTTCATAGAATTGAACTTAAGAAAGAAGTAGATGGAAAGATATGGGATTTTCAATATAGAAAGCCAAAAGGTAAAATAACAAAGTATTGTACTCATAAAGAATTGTTCATGACTCTAAAAAAATACCCTAAAGAGGTAGGAATTGTCGTGCAAGGAAGTGAGCAGCAATATTATAATATTATTACCAAACAAATGGCCTACTATAAAGATATTTCAGAGTCTTTGACAGTTTCATATCCTGTCCGTAATGGATGTAGAAACAAATTCCTTAATCTAGGGTCTGTTCGTAAGAAATTCATTGCAGATGTCAAGACTGATCGCGTTAAAGAGCTTGTGAAAGAATTTAGAAAGGATAAAGTTAGATTTATATGTTTTACAGGATCAATTAAACAGGCTAAAAATGTTGGATCTGATAGTGCTGTACATTCAAAGAATGAAAAAGGAAAGAATCAAGACCTTATAGACTGTTTCAATGATGGAACATGTAATGAATTATTTGCTGTAAATATGTTGCGTGAGTCAGTTAATCTGACAAATATAGAGCGCGGCATAATTACACAATTAGACAGCTCAATTGGTTCGTTTTATCAGATGTTGGGAAGATGCTTAAGACATGAGTTTCCAGAGATGCACATTATTGTGCTAAATGGAACACAAGATATGTCTTATTTCAAGAATTCAATGGATAGTTTTGACAAAAAATATATAAGAGTCGTATGATATCACTGTATAAGATGAAGTCCTTAAGGGACGAAGAGTTATTTGATGCTATTGCATTAATGGAAAAGGAGTACAATAAGACTGAGAGGAACACGCCAACGAAAATGGCAAGGTTGATATCCTCAAATTTTGATGTAGCTTGTGATCCCGGCACTGTTGTCAAGTTCTTTGTAATAAATGAGGATTTTGAAAAAGAATCGTTAAAGATAGAGATTTATGATAACATGCGATATATGTGATAGTGAAAGAATAGAAGAAAAAAGATGGGTTAATGTAAATACGCTTGAATTATCAGATTTAGTTAATGGTAGTG